GTTATTTGTTGCGAGAAAAGGTTCTCTTCGCAATAAATATGTCCTAGCTGGTATTGATCCCGCCGTTGGCGGTGTTTCTAAGACCAATCAAGGCAACGCCACCTTTACGGTTAAACGTTTGCCAGATTCTGGAGTTATAACGGGACGTACCATTGTCGGCAACAGTCTCACTGAATCCCACTTGACACCAGCACAAGCCAACGATGTTTTGCATTATTTTCCTGCCTCAGGTGGTTTGTGGGATCAGGCGTATTGCTGTTATGGTTTGTCCACTGTGTCCTCGCCGGGCAGTCCGGACCGCAACACTACTGCCATATCGACATGTCAGTCAGTGAATGGGACCGTATCTGGTGCGACTCCCTGTCCGGCTCCTGATTGGTGCAACGTCACTGCTTTTCCTCAGCCGTGGGTGTCCAATCCCGCTGATGTATTGCACCAGCCTGGTCCTTACGCTAGTGATGTTTTACTCCAGAATACTTTTGATGGAGCACATACGAATATCAGTAAGCTGAATCCTGTGATTGAGGTTGAGATACCTTTTTATGCGAATACAAGATTTGAGTTGAACGAACTCGTGTTTAATAACACTACTGCTACCCAGGCCCACACCATTATGTGGGACGAGGCCAAGGGTAATCAGACACGTCCTCAAGCTGAGGCAACTTTTCTGGAGCGTTACACAATACCAGGGGGCGATTTTGCCCTCTATTATTTAGCTAATGCACCTTTATTGTGCCTTAATAATGCGTTGAGGTATGTTTCTGCGACGGTTGAGCCCCTTGCTCCCATTACTGAAGCCACCTTGTCTTTGGTGGACTATTCCGCCTTGAAATATTTGAATGGGGGTAGACAGGAGTTTTGCGCCTTTAGGAATCCGTTGAGCGGAACAGGGGCTTACAGTTCTTCTTTTTCTCGAGTGTATTTTTACGATGTACCTGAGAATTCGCAAGATGCTGGAGTCGTTCGCACGGACGGATCGTTGTTCCCCGCTGGTGTGGGGAACGTTTGAATTCGACCGCTTTGGCAAGCGGTCGTCTTATCGCGCCACTATGGGTCTTTGTACGAGACCCTATATATATATATGTTATAAATAAGTAC